ATTGGAAGCAAACTTGCCTGATGAAGTAACCTCTTTTGCATCAGATACTTGCACTTTTTGTTTACCCAATCTTTCAATGTGCTTTTCCAACTTTAATGTTGGCAGGTCTTGGTATATTTCTTGGTCATCATCTGAAAGTTGGGACAGCAGATGTTCTCGTCTTTGTTGTTCTTGAATTTTAAACTGTTCTACAACTGGTTTAAGTTGTTCGTTTTCAGCTTTAACATTCTCATACAAAGATTTAAACTCCTCTTTTTCTTCAAGTCTTTTTTGCTCTTGAAGTTTGAGGTTTTCTTTGAGTTCATTTAACTCGGCTTCTGCTGCTTGAGCTCTTGTTCGGTATTTCTTGCTTTCTGCAATTAAACCACCGACATCATCATTATTTTCCTGTGTAGAAACTTCTGCTACTGCTTGTTCTTCTACTTTTATTGTTTCTTCGGACATACTGCCCTCCTATTTTATTGTTATAGTTTTGGATACATATTTTTTAATATTCTTATCCAAAAGTTCTTTGCCGAATCTCTCGGCTATAAATTCTTGATTCTTGTTAGACAAATCATAGATATCATACCCTCGTTTTTGATTGCCTAATACAATTTCACCTCTATCAAAGGTTATAATACCAGTATCACTTTTACCTGATGCTCTCATTCCACTTAGTGTTCTATTCGTTAATTGCATATTAACAAATGAAGTTCTTGTATCGGTAGATTGATTGGCATAAGCTTTAAGCTTTTTACCAGTTCTAAATCCTCGCATACTATTAGCTTTGTATTTTTTATAAGTATTGCTTTTATATTGGAATCCACTTTTATTATTTTGGAATTGTCCTTTGTTTGCATCAGATTGTATCTTATCAATAGCATCTTGTGCTAACTTGGTCATTACCTTTGCATTCGGTTTTAAAATATCTTGGATTCTCATACTCTTACCCAACTATGTCTACAATTATATCCACCACGATTAACAAAATCGATATATCCTAAACTATTAATTTCTTTTTGAGTTAATGGTGGCTCTTGTAATGCTCTTTTACATACATCTCTTGTTTTGTTATCAGAAGGACCAATATATTGGAATTTAATTTCAGGAAATTCCTCAAATGCTTTGGCTCTTGTTAGGTTACTAAATCGTGAAAAAGCATCATTAATCAAGAAAGATGCTTCACTACTACTAATAAAGTTTCCTACTCCAAATCCTGCTACTAAACTTTCCATAATTTGTTTATTGGTTTGTCCAGTAATAATACCTCTTAACATTGCATTTTTTAGTTGATCCGAATATTGTCTTACTTGTCCAGTTAAATAAGTCAATTCAAACTCTTTTAATTGTCTTAAAGTTTCGACACTTGCTGCTGGAACTTGTGCTAATTGTCTTCTATTCAGTTCTCCAAAGACAGATGCAATCTCATCATCATATCTACCACTAACTCTTGATAAAAGTTGAGTATAGCCCAACTGTTCCATTTCAGCAAAGAAGTCGATTTGTTTTGCTAATTGCAATACTTCGGTATCACTTAATCGTGTTAAGCCACCTAATACATTATCTAATTTGTCAAATAACTCTTGTTGTATTTTGGCTAATTCTTGATTGTAGAAGTCTAAATTAGCCAACTCGTTCACCTATTCTATCTAATATAGTTTGGGTTTCATCAGGTTGTTGAGGTTGTTCAATATCAATCTGCTCAATGATCCCATCAATTTCTTCTTCTTCTAAGTCAGGGTTTTTCTTTCTTAGATAAGATTGTCTTGTTTCTAAATTGTTTTTAAATGCCCAATCATAGTATTTGATTTCTTCATCGGCACTCATTGGTACTTCTCTTTCTGCAAAGTCAATACTAAACTGATCTCCAAGATTAATACCACCTGATACTTCACAGATTCTTTGTGCAATTCTAAATTGTTCTTTTTCAAAAGGTCGATAGATTTGTTCGGTGTCTGATCTTAAAGCATCCATTAAATCAAGTTGACTCATCTTTTTAGATAGTCCACTTTCCTGTGATTTATCTGCCCAGTTAATTCTAACATTGTTTGCTTGTGCAATAGAATCCACCATATACTTAGTAGATTCAATCATTGCCTGTACATTGGCATTAGGTGTTGCATAACTAAAGTTAGCCCCTTCAGGTAGCACTAATGCTTTGTCTTGTCCTAAAGTAATTCGTTGTTCAGAATCCAATCCTGTAAAGACTGGTTGTCCTAATTGAAATCTTCCATGAAGTGCAAGTTCGGTTAGCATAATATTAATACTTCTCATACCATTGACTAAGTCTGATGCACCTTCTCTAAAGAAATCTCTTGTAAAAGGGTGTCTATGGGCTATGTTAAATGGTAAGATATCTCCATAAGGGTTTCTATCATTAGGCACAACAGAAGTAATCTTACCTCTTGATGATATCATAAAGTGTTTCCCTTCCATATCTTCAGTATCCTTCGACCAAAACATATATTGTGCATCTTCTGTTCTTGCTTGTAATTGAGATTCTGCTTGGTACATAATAGCAAATGGCTCATCATCACCTGGTTTAAAGAATGGGGTAAAAAAGTGAATAGGTCTATATTTTAATATCTTTCTGTTGTCATCCCAATGGGTGTATAAAGCTTCTGTTCCTAATAAATAGGTTAGTTGCTCAAATTGTTTCATTATACTATCTAAGCCACCAATAACTTCATTGTATTTGTCATTGTAACGAACTGGTGCTTGTTGATAGACAAGAGTTCTTCTTGAAATAATGTTTCGTACTAAGTTGATATACATAGGTGGTATTTGTGAAAGAGATTCACTATCAAAATATCCTTTAATATCACTTTCTAAGTTTAATCCTTCATAGTAATCTAAGAGTCTTTCTCTTTCTTCCATTTCCTTGTTATGTCCATCTTCTATGGTTTCCATTAACAAGCTATGTAACATCTTTTCAGTTAAATTGTAAATTATCATGATTCGTACCTTTTATAAAATTTTTGTTCTTGAGTTTCCACTAATCTATCCTGGAAATCTCGTATCATCTCCCTACTTAGTTCTTCTTCTTTTATACTTAATCGGTGTCCCCACATGATAGCCCCAGTCATACTTAGGATCACCCCAACACATAGTCCTAAGATAAACATTACCATTCGATTGCCTTTGCTTGTCCTTTGAATCCATAACGA